CCGTGTTGGCGACCGACATAGATCCTGCGATCGCATTACAGCCAGGGACTCCGCGCCTTGGCCCAAAGACCTGCCTCCGTTGTGCCGATTGGTATACACGCTCGCCGCGCAATGCGATGAAGCTCCGGGCCTGAGCATCGGCGCGGCGGCATATAGCCACCCGGTAACAACCCTCCCGAAACCCCCACTCGCCGCGCCAAGCTTGCGCGTATCCGCAACCCGCGACTGCATTTCCGCGCCCGCAACTTATGCTCTGTCTCAGGCCTGAACGGCCACGGAACCCATTTAGAAACCGAAAGGAATCGGTGGGCGGACCCGGAGCAGGACGAGCGATGGCTGGGCAAAAGCCATCGCCCTCGTCCCATAGACCATTTCGCGCGAGCACGAAATGGGGGAAAGACGGAAGCGGAGCGGCATGGCAAGTGCGGAGCAGCTGGCGGCATTGCAGGCGGTGGTCCCAGCGGCGCAGGGTGCGCAGAGGAAGTATGGCGTGCCGGCCGCGGTGACGCTGGCGCAGTGGATCTTTGAGAGCAACTGGGGAACATCCAAGCTCTCCATCAGCGCCCACAACTACTTCGGCATCAAGTACCGCCAGACGGCGGTGCCCGCCAGCTACGTCGAATTCCCCACGGCTGAGTACGAGAACGGCACCCGCGAGATCGTCGAGGCGCTGTTCGAGAAATATCCGGACGAGGCGTCGAGCTTCGAAGCGCACGCGCGGCTGCTGGCGATGTCCGGCCGCTACCACTTCGCGATGCTGCACACGGCCAGCTCCGACGACTTTGCCGCGTGCCTGCAGACGGCCTGCTACTCCACCTCGCCAACCTACGCGGCAAGCCTCTGCGAGGCGATGCGCGACTACGACCTTTACCAGTACGACCAGCCGCCGACCGAACCCGCGCAAGCGGTGGAGAAAGCCGCATGATTCAGCTCGCCATGACGCCGGAGCAGTTTGCGAAGGCCAAGATGATTTTGGCCGCGCCGCAAACCGACATCCGCAGTTTCAGCGAGACCGGCCCCGTCTCAGGCAGTTTTGCGACGGTGCAGGTTGGCTTTAGATACATCTACGACGGCATCGGCGCCCTGGCTTTGAGTGTCACGGCGAAACATGGAGCCGCGATGTTCGCGACCGAAGACGAGATCAAAGGTCGCCTGGTGGCGCTGCTGGCCAAGATGCAGACGACCTAGAACGGCGCCGAGAGGCGAAGGAGAAAGACGATGGCAACGAACAAGTTTCTGGGAGTATTGGAAGCGATCGGCAAGGCGTTCATGAAGGGGCTGGCCTATGCGGTCGAATTTGCGGTCCCGGTGGAGAAGCTGGTGGCGCTGCTGTTTCCGGCCGCAGCTCCGGAAGTGACCATATTGGCCGATGCGACCGGCCTGATCCAGAACGCGGTGCTTGAAGTCGAGCAGAAGTATGCCGCTGCAGGCATCCAGTCCGGGACCGGCGCACAGAAGCTGGCCGAGGTGATGACGCTGGCTGGGCCGGCGGTGACTTCGCTGCTGACCCAGGCGGGGATCTCCAATCCGACAACGAGCTACGTGCAGAGCCTGGTCTCGGCCGTGGTGACGATCCTGAATGTGCAGCAGGCTCCGGCTACCCTCACCGTGGCGCCGGCGCCGGCGGCAGCCTAGAAACCCCAACGACGGCAAACGCTGCGGGCAGGGTTGGCTGGGGACGGTTCCCCAGCCTCCCCGCAGATAACAGGAGGTTTATTTGGCATGGCCCACAGCTACGGTCCGAAGGGCAAGGTTGAGGGCAGTGCGTTTGAGCGGGCATGCGAAGGCAAGCAGGCCTACGACACCGAGGCAGGAGCGCTGGCCGGGATGAAGTTTTTGCAGAAGCAGAGGGCGTTGCGAACGAACGATGGGATGGTGGTCTACAAGTGCCAGTTTTGCCCGAGATGGCATTTCGGTCACTAAACGCTCCAGGATGCCCCAGGACGATTTGGGGGTACTGGGGCACCCGGTAATTCATGGAACCCCATGGGATGAATTGTTTTGAGCGATTGCGGGGCATCTGAGGAGTGGGTCATGACGGCAATTTGGGGTTGGCTGGCAGGTCGGAAGACATACATCCTGGCCGGGCTGGTGGTGTTGACGATCTTGGTTCTGGTTTTCCTGGGCCGGCTGACGCCCGAGGCGGCCTACACCATCGCCCTGACGGCGCTGGCCGGATTCGCGGTCACCTTCCGCTCGGCGCTGGCCGATCACCAGGCCCAGGTCATCTCGGTTTTGATGGACGTCGGGCAGCTCGGCGTCGCGGTCCGGACGGGGAACAGGGCCGGCGAGTTGGCCGTGGCGCAGGATCTGGCGAAGCAGGGAATCGCGCTGGTCGAACAGCCGCCTGAACCGGCTCCAAGTAAGAACTTCGGAGAAACAAGCTGATGGCGACGACCATGGCCGGCCTTCCGGCGCCAAGCAAGGACGGCTTATCGAAGCTGCTGATGATCGGGACCTCGATTGTTGGCGGCGGCTCGGCCGTATTCCTGATCACGCAGCTCATCCGTCAGGAGCCGACCAAGGCGTTTGCGCTGCTGAATACCTGGGGCCCGGGCTATCTGTTGGCGCTCTTTATCGCCTTCCTGGTCGACCGGCTGATCCGGAAGTTGATCGACAGCTCGCGCATCACGGCCGACAGCGCCGCGGCGTCGATCCGGGATCTGGCGGTGCAGGTGCAGTCGGTTGCGGAAGCGAACGGCCGCCAGGCCAAGGCGATGCAGGTGCTGGCCGATCGCGACGACCGCGACAAGCAGGAGATGCAGACCTTGATCGGCGTGATGAACGCAAAGGTCGACCAGACGCTCGACGAACTGAAGCGTCAGAACCGGTCCTTCGAGCGGATCGAAGACGCACTGAAGATCAACTCGGCAACTGGGGGGAAGTGAAACGACATGATGAGAGATTGGCATCCCGATCAGAAGAAGCGCTTCCGCGGGGAAGTCCTGCGCATGCTGGCGGTCCGTCACGGGCTGCAGCAGGAGCGGATGGACGACGTCGCGCTGACTCATGCGCTGCGCTCGCTGGCGTGGGAGGTCGACATCAACGACATAGCCACCATCCTGCAGGAGATGAAGGGCCGGGCGTGGGTCGACTTCGCGCAGATCCGCAGCATCTATAACCGGCGCCTGGAAATTTCCAAGATCGAGATCCTGCCGGCCGGGCAGGACCTGGTTGACCAGACGACGACCAATCCCGCAGTGGAGTTTTGACTTATGCACAAGGCGAGACCGCGCACCGGTGAGAGACGCAAGACCCACCAGCCGCTGCACATGGACCGGTTGCCGCCGGAAGTCCTCGACGTTATCCTCAAGCTGCGCAACGGGCGCGGCAAGACCTGGGAAGAGATCTCCGCGCTGACTGCCGAGCCCGTGGGCAAAGACAAGTGCGGCTTTATCGAGTGGGAGAAGCTCGATGCCGGCGTGCGCAAGCTATTCCCGAAGCGGCAAATTCCGCGCACCACGCTGCATCGCTGGTACGACCTGCGCGTGCGCCAGGTCCACGACGATGTGATGGTGAAGTCGGAGCAGGCGCGGCTGATCGCGGAATCGTTCGCAAAGTCGAGCCTGGTGAATGCCGACGAGGCCGTGATCAACGCCGCGCGCGACACGCTGATGGGCGTGCTGAGCGAGGACGGAACCGCGGAAGGCCGGATGGAAGCGACCAAGGGCCTGATCAAACTCGGAGAGCTGATGCAGTCGGCGAAGACGAATGCCATCCGCGACCGCAAAGTCTCGACCGAAGAGCGGAAGATCAAGCTGCTCGAAGAGCGGGAAGCGATCGCGCGCGGGAAGCTCGAAGCCGAGGCCAAGAACATCGAACGCAAGCGCCGCACCGGCTCGCTGAAGCGCGAGGACGTAGAGCGCCTGGTCGAGACCGTCTTCGGCATCTCCCCAAAGTTGAAGGCGGCCTGACATCGCGAAAACGCTCCAACCCGGCCAGCTCAACTCCGCCGCCATCTTCCCGCTGCGCGGCTATCAGACGCGCTGGATCCGCGACACTGAGCGATTCAAGATCGCCGTGAAGAGCGCGCGCATCGGCTTCAGCTTCGCCACCGGCTTCGAGGCGGTTGAGGACTGCCTGGAAAAGTCGAACGACATGTGGTCGGTGCTCTCAGCCTCGAAGGCGCAGTCGGTCGAGTTCATCGAGACCTGCGAGAAGTTCATCAAACTACTCGGCGGCGTTGCTGAACTCACGATGGATGAGGACTTCTACGATGAGTTCGGCAAGATCGAGGCCATTCAGCAGCGCATTACGTTTCCCAACGGCTCGCGCATCATCGCTCTGCCCGCCAATCCGCGCACGGCGCGCGGCTATCCCGGCAACGCCATCCTCGATGAATTCGCCCACCATGAAGACAGCTACGCCATCTGGGCGGCGATCACGCGGCAGGTGGCGCTGGGCCACAAGGTGCGCGTGCTGTCTACTCCGAACGGCGAGCAGGGCAAATTCTTCGAGCTGTGCAAGGAGCTGGGCCTGACCGCCGGCGAGCCCGAGGACAACTTCCAGGTGCGCAACGGTTGGAGCCGGCACTGGATCGACTGCGAGATGGCGATCGCCGACGGCTGCCCCATCAACATCGAGGAGATGCGCGACCTGATCAAAGACGACGACATCGTCAATCAGGAGTTCTATTGCGTCTTCCTCGAGGGCTCGGGCGCCTGGATCACGCTGGACCTGATCAAGGCCTGCCAGGATGACGGCGCCACGCTCGATTGGCCGCCCAACTATGTGGCGCGCGGACCACTCTTCGGCGGGATCGACGTCGGCCGCTCCGGCGATCAGACCATCTACATGGCGAAGGAGCGCGTCGGCGACATCTTCTGGCTGCGCCTGATGCTGAAGCTGTTCAACATGCCGCTGACCGAGCAGGCGCGCCAGCTGGCGCCGCTAGTGAAGTTGACGCGGATGACGGCGATGGACTCGACCGGCATGGGCATTGGGCTGTTCGACATGCTGAACGAGAGCTGCCCCGGCCATATCATGGGTGTCAACTTCGCGGGATCGAGCCGTCTGCGCCAGGAGGCTGCGGCCGTGCGCGCGCAATCGACCGGCCGTGGACCTGCGCCGGGCGCGGCTGTGAATCTGAAGACCGACCTTGCCATCAAGATCAAGAAGTCGATGGAGGACCGGCGCGAGCGGATCCCCGACGATCCGCAGCTGCGCACGGAGCTGCAGGCGATCAAGCGGACGCAGACGGCCAGCGGCGTTACGTTCGACGCGCCGCGCATCGCGATTGAGACGGGCGTGGCCGGCGGCAAGAAGCAGAAGGGCTTTGCCCATGCCGACCGCTTCTGGGCGTTCGCGCTGGCGACCTACGCCGGCGCCGGCGGCGTGGAGCTGGGCATGAAAGAAAGCCGCATCCAGACCGTGATTCGACAGACCCGAGGGTACATGTAATGGCAGACGAGACCGCGAACGCAGTTCCATCCAGGCCGCCGGCAGGCGAGATCGTTTCCCAGCGGGCGCTGCTCAACACCCAGTTCGCGCTTTACCGCAACACTCTGGCCTTTGGCGGCGTGCGCGATCCGTCCATCATCTGGTCCTCGATGCTGCGCGACGATGGCTCCGCCATTCTCTATTACCGCGAGCTGGAAGAGAAGGACGTCGATGTCGCCAACGCGCTCGATACGCTGAAGGGAAGCGTGTTGGAGCGGAACTGGACCATCGAGCCGGCGGATAAGGATGATACGAAGGCGGTTGAGGTGGCGCAGTTCGTCGAGGACCAGTTCAGCCACATCGCCAATCTGGATAACATGCTCGACAACATGCTGGACGCTCCTGGCTATGGCTTCAGCGTGCAGGAGCTGATCTTCGATGCGAGCGAGGGCCAGGCGGAGCTGGTGGACGTCCATGACTGCCCGCAGGAGCTGTTCCTGTTCAACAACCGCTATACGCCGCAGATCGGGCCGCTGCAGTTTCTAGACAGCCCTTACGCAGGCGAGGGCGCGCTGGTGCCGGAAGAGAAGTTCCTCATCTACAGCTACCGCATGCGTTCGCGCAATCGCATGGGGCGGCCGCTGCTGCGTTCGGTCTTCTGGCCGAGCTGGTTCAAGCGCAACATGCTGCGGCTGTGGGCGCAGTATGCGGAGAAGGGTCCAGGCACAGCCGTGGTGCGCTATGGCGACGCGGACAATGCCCAGGAGCAGCAGAAGGCTGCGGACCTGGCCCAGGCGCTGATTGAGCAGGTCGCGGTGGCCGTGCCGGCGGGCTTCGAATATGACAAGGAATTGCTGACCATTGCGCGCGCGCTGAATCCGGATGTCTATGAGAAATTCTTCCAGTCGCAGCAGCTCGACATCGTGCGCCGCATCCTGGGCGAGACGCTGACCAGCTTCGGCGGCGAGCAGGGCAAGGGCACGCAGGCGCTCGGCGAGGTGCACGCGGACACCATGGAGAGCCGCACCGTGGGTCTCTGCAAAGGCGTGATGAGCATCCTGAACCGGCAGCTGATCCGGCCGCTGGTGCTGTGGAACTTTGGCCCGGATGCACCGATGCCGAAGTTCGCCTACGACATTGAGGAGAAGGAGGACCTCACCGAGCAGCTCGGCATCGTCACCGGCGTTTATGAGCTGGGCGTTCAAGTCCCGGTCAGCTACGTCCAGGAGCGCTTCGGTATTCCGGCGGCCGACGGCGATGAGCCGGTGTTGAGCAAGCCGGTGAACGTCGCGCCGGTCGAGAACATCCGCGAGACGACCACTGGGACCTTCTCCGAGATCGCAGGCAGGATGGAACGTTCACGGAAGCGCCTGGCGGAGTGGTATCGCGAGTTCGCCGAAGGGAACGGCCGAGCGCCGACGTTTGCCGAGGTACAAGCAGCTTCGCGCCTGACATTCGCGGCGGAGATGGACTTGGCCGAGCAGCCCGAGGCTGAGAAACAGATGTCGCAGTTCGACAACCTGGTCCTGCAGCTGCAAAAGGAATCGATGGAGCTGATGACCGAGCGCGTGGACCAGGTCGCCCGCGCGCTCGAAAACAAGGGGGCGCGATGACCGGAAGATCTTCAAAATGTGAGAAACGGAGGCATAATATGAAGTTCAGAACGATTGGTTTTCTCCTATTGGCGGGCGCGATTGGAATGGGGGGCAGACTCCACCCCAAAACAGCCGCACCCCGCCGGCAACCATGACGGCGACCAGCCAAACCAGCACGCCGTTTGCGCTGAATATGTACAGCTACAGCGTAGGGGTAGTCAGCCTGACCGGAAGCAGCCTGACCACGGCGACTTTTGCCGTATATGGATCTGCGGATGGAGGGGTGACCTATAACGCGCTAGCGATTGAAACCTGCGCGACGCCGGGCACCTTTGCCACAACCGAGACTGCGACTGCGAATGGGTGCTACCAGGTGAATCTGGCTGGCCTCGATCACATCGAGTATGTGACCAGCGGAACATTCACGGCCACAAGTATTACGCTGACCCTGACCGCTTCGCCCAATGCGCAGATTGGGCGGAGTTCAGGCGGCGATAGCGGCGGCGACACCATCAACAGCCCCAACGGCACGATCAACGTAGGCGGCACGAGTGCGGATACGACGCTGGATGTGGCGAATCCTCTCGTGTCCGCTCTTCAGCCACAGAACAAGTATGCCATGGTGAACACCTACGCGCAGATTGCCGCGATGGACAACTACACTGAGAACGGTGGCACGCCGGTGCAGATGACGATCATGTTTACTGGCGATTCAACGACAGGATTTCATAACGCCGAAGCAACTTGCGCGCTAATCGCTTCGCACGGCGGAGTTGTTGGAAATACATTGGGGATTGTCGGTGGAGTGCAGTACAGTTATTTACCTAATTGTAGCCAGGGAGATGAACTAGAAGGCACCACTTTGACTGACGTGACTCTGTCTACCAATGACTATGCCCATTCTCCTACTGGAGGGCTTGCCATAATTGCAGCGGGCG